CGAACCGGATACTGCTTTAGTATCTTCTCGTGGTAAAACTGCTTCGGGCATTGCTCAAAGGCTTTGATCTTACTGAAAGACCACGGGGCTATAGTCATTTTATTCTCCGCAGCGGATTCTTGCAGTCTCCAGTAGGCTCGTACTTTGCATACTCCTTACCAAACAGAGCATTGAGGCCCGGAAGCATTTCACAAAGAAACATCCAGCGGGGCATTCCTCTATATACATACAGCGGGGGATAAGCTCTGGTTATCTTAGTTACTTGACTAATTGATAAGTTCTCTATAACCGCTAGCTCTGCATGAGAAAACCCATACTCGTGATATTTGTAACGTATCCGATTGTTACGTTCAAAATGACGTTCGTTCGGTATGCAGATCATTCACAGTCTCCAGTACGCTCGTGCTTTGCATACTCCGTACCAAACAGAGCATTGAGGCCCGGAAGAAGTTCTCTAAATAAATCCTCCCGAAGTAATCTCCCTGTCGGTTCGTGGGCAACTATTTTATATATCCGTGAGGGGTGTAAATTATACTTACACGCTAAAGAAAGAACACATTTCCGTCTACTAGCCCTATCCACAATCTCCGCTTCGTACCAAAACTCCCGCCTTATCTTCTCGTTCCTATCCGGGTGATGTTCACGAAACTCTTGATACCGTGCCTTTGTCATTCACAATCTCCATAAGACTTACCTACACCTGACTCACAATCGATTGGCAGGCCATCTGCCCAATCAGGTATCTTACGCATACAAGTTTCTACGTGGCTCTGCGCCTCCGCCACCTCATCGTCCGGTACACAGGCCACAATCGAGTCATGGACGGTCAGTACGACCTTATACCGCTTAGATACTTCCAACAACTGGTATCCAATAATACACCTCGCTAATGCTTGGCATACGTTCTCTATAACTTTACCTCCGTAAATACGGGTGCGGCCTCGCCGTGTTTTATAGGTATACTCTATACCCATAGCACCCTCCTCACCCTTGAGGTCTTCGTACCGGAGAAGTAAGCCAGACGGCAGCTCAATTGCTGTCTTATCTAGGTTAACTGTTAACAAGTTATTACACCCGAATGACAGCGCGTCCCCTCGTGAAAGGTACACCAACGTATTCTGGGCAGCCTTCCACAGGTTATAGATATCTTGGTTAGCCTCCCGGTAAACCTTTATAACCCGCGCTGCCTCTGACTCGCTTATCTCGGTACCAAAATTCTTTAGCTGCTCCCTAAACCTAACTGCTCCCATCCCATAGCCAGCGCCAAGAATGGTGGTCTTCCCAACGAAACGCTGCTCGGGTGTTATATCTTCTTCAGCAACCCCATAAATGCGGGACGCCATTTTGACGTACACGTCCTCGTTGTTAGCAAAAGCATCGACGAGGTTCTGTTGCCCCGCCAACCATGCAAGCACCCGCGCTTCGATTTGGGCCGAGTCAGCCTCTATGAGGGTATGCCCTTCAGGGGCTAAGATGCTGCGCTTTAACGTCTTACCCCCGGCCCCCCTACTAGGTAGGTTCTGGAGGTTAATCTTATCGTCACCACCCCATCTACCGGTGTGCGCGGCGTAATACTTGACCGGCACGGGCAGCAAACCACGCTTCGATATGTCTATAAACCGCTGCGTACGTGTCTCTTCGAGAGTACTCTTATTGCCTAGCCTAGCGGCTACCAACGATTGCACCTGTGGGTTATCGTGGTTTAGCAGGGCTTTAAATTCTTCGTCGGTCTTGGCAAAAGCAAAGGTACGTTTGCCTGTAGTAGGGCTTATCTTCATTGGGGGTTCTACCCCTAGACCTTCTAGTAGGGCAGCAAATTTGATGTTGCTCATAAGGTCTTTCTTATCAGCCCCGGCCTTTTCTAGTAATTTGTCCTTGTGGTCACGTGTTTCTATAAGGTGTTGTTCTAATAAACCTAGATCTAAATCTAAGGTAGGCTCTACAAACATACGTAGGCTAAGGTCTATTAGTTTAAGTTCTTCTCTCGGGAAGTTAGGGGCGAGTACCTTGAACAGATCATAGGTAAGGTTAACGTCGTTTATGCAGTAGTCGCCGTACCTAGAAAGTTCTTCTGGTGTGAAGTCTAATCGCCGTTTCCCCAGAGCGTCTAATACTTCTGTACCCTTAGTTCCGAGAGAGTACCGTTCAGCCAACACACCGAGACTACCACCAACTTCCACCCCATCCACAGCACGGGCGATACAAAGAGTATCAGCAAGAACACGAGGGTTGATACCAAACACCCAATTAGCAATTGCAGCGTCAAACATAGTATTATGGGCAAGAAACATAGCCTCTTCCCAGTTAAAGGAACGCAAGAAATCCCCGATCTGTGCCTTCGTACCACTGGCCCACTCCGTTGTGCCGTTGTTAACCTTGACCCCCACCCCAATTACTTGGAAGCGAGGGTCTCGGATATATTCCTCTGTAGTAATCTTAGACAACGAGAAATCCTTATCGTAATAAGTCTCGAAATCTACTGTTATCAGGTCCATTGACTGTTCCCCTTAAGTAATTCTTCACTGCTGTAACCCAGCGTGGCTTCCGTCTCTTAGGTACTCGCACCCGCTTCTCAAGAGCAGGGTCTCGTCCCGCGTCCACCTCTTCGCGTAGTTGTGCGGCTTTCTTTCTGGCTTCCGCTAACGACAAGTTTGGGTAACGCCCCAGAGAAATCTGCTTCCGTTTGCCATCTTCTGGGGAGGTGTATGACAAAAAGAAGGTCTTGGTGCCTTTGCGGCCCTTTTTCCCCTCGGGCGCAACCACAACTCCAAACCCTCGGCAGACTATATTGTCGTCGCGTAGTCGATAGACAGACGCTTTGGGTTTTGCGTATCGAATTGAACGATCAGTTAACATAAAAGCGGCCCTCCCGATTTACTACTCGCCGCCACAGGCCAACTCGCCACCACAGGCCAAATACCCACAGGCGTCTACCCAGTTATCCAAGTTACCCGAACTACTTTTGATACGCGCCACCTTCAGTAGCGTCATCATCGCTGCTACATCTACTGGAGTAACTTCTGTGCAAAGGTGTTCAGACCAGTAAACAGCAATCGTGGTGAAGTTATCCTCCATATCACCATGTTGTGTAGCTCTATCAATGGTCACGTATTCTTCGGCGGTACGTAGTATTTCTGCTCTTTTTAGTAGTGTGTCCAACGGCGGATCAAACGGTAATTCTAATTGTTCAGTCATGTTATTTTTCCTCCTTCGTAGGCTAAAATGATCCATGAAACCCTCTCTACGATTATGTGGCATTCGGAACAACCAACTGCCCCATCAGCCGTTAAAAAAACGTCGCTGTGTCCACAGCTAAGAACTACCATTTCTATTTCACTATGCCCCTCTGCGCTAAGAAATTGAGGGGCAGTTTCTTCGATTGTTAGTTCTGCTGGAAGTTCTGGTTCAGGAGTATTTTTGCTGGGAAACCGTACTATATTATTATGCTCCGTCACGAGCACTCTCCCTTACTTCTATGTCGGCATCCATTCGGTGTTTTTCCAACTTGTACGACTTCCGTTGTTTCTCTATTACGTAATCCAGCGTTAGTTTAGCCGCCGTACACTCGTCAAATCCTAGAGAGGACATCTCCCCCAGAAACTTAATAAGGAGCCGCTCCAAACCCAGTTTGTGTGTTTTGTCAACACGTATACTCATTTCTTCTTCCCCCGCGTAACGGGTAGCAGCCAATCGTATTTGTCCGTGACTGCCTTACACTTGGAACAGGCTAGCGCTGACCAACTAAAATTATATACGTGCGTTACGCCGCCACATGCGGGGCAGTAAATATCTTTCCCTGCCCACCCCGAATGTGTCCATTTTGGTACGCGTATAAACTTCTTTGTGTCTGTAACATAATCATTGTCTGTTTCACGGTACGCATACTGGCCTTCATTAAATAACCAATCAAAAAATTTCATACCTTTTCTCCTGTTGCACCTAGCCGTATGTGGCTTGGGTAAGTAGTTTCTAAGCACTAAAAAATGACCTTTGTATCCTTTCGATACTTTCCAATCTAATAGTAGCATCTCTCCTTTCGGCTTCAGTCCTGTGTGAGGTATCGTGCGCTTCGCCCGTGTTGCCCGTGCAGCCAGCCTCGCCCATCTTCAGGCCGCCGGAAATTTTAATCTGTCGCCTAAGTTCCGCAGCGCCCGCTATAGTTTCGTCAAAAACAGTCATCCAACTTCGCCTGTTAATACCGAAATTTGTCCGATTTTTTACACTGATCACATATAAAACTTTTATGCTCTAGGGTTACTTCTTTCTGGCAACTTAGACACTTACGTAGCCAATGCGTCTTGGGGTCAAACCCGTGAGCACGTTGGCGGTAGGGTCCATGTAGAAGTTTTGACACTTGATCCATGTTCTCTTCGTTTATGACTACCTGAAACCCACCAGCTATTTCTATATCTCGTAAGTTCTTCTCCTGTAATGCTGTAGGTATGTTCTTGCCCGCCTTACATTCGATACCAAAAAATAAACCTTCCCAACATCCTACGATATCCGGCACGCCACTCTTGCCGTAGCCACCTGTGGCAGGGTAGAAGTAATAGGCCCCTAGTTCCTTGAGTTGTTTAACAACAACCTTCTTAACTTTAGCTTCTGGCGTCATCACCATTTTTTACTCCCTTTTCATAAGTTCTAGCTCGTATCCCAACGCGTGAGCTACCCGCTCTACCTTATCTACTCCGCTCGTGTATTTCCCCGACTCCATCCTACGTAAGGTGTTTCGGTGTAGTCCTGATAGTTCAGCTAGTTGTCGCTTGGTCATATTTTGTTCTCTTCGTATGTCTCGTAACACAATCCCGATATGCACTATGATGTCCCAAATTAGTAACAACTGGTATCGACCAAAGAGCCGTAGCCCTCTGGTCTGTGTTATGCGACGGCATAACATTAGTTAGGTTTAACTACCCAATACGTAGTTTCATCAATACGTCTTCCTACGTCTTCCACAATCTCGGTGACCGGCCTCCAATCCGTCATCATCAGTACAGCTAACCTTTCTTGAAGCCATAGTGGTAGCTCATTTGCAGAACAATACATACCTTCCGCTTCTGCGTCAACCCTATCTATACCAATACATGATACTTCAATGTTGTTTGTGTCACTATGTACTTGGACACGGTATAACTTGTCATCGGGTGTGTTACCTAGTAACATAGTACACCGTAGGCGCAGCCTTATACCCGATACTATCAACCCATTGACCTATCTCGCACATCTGGAGCATAGCCAACTTACCCACAATATCAGGGTGGTTAGCCTGTAAAGTCTCCTCAACGAAAACGCCTTTCTCCCGCCACTCGGAACGCCACCTATCTACTTCCTCCGTATACGCTACAGAGAACCTAACCCCCGTAGGTGCCTCCTCGACTACAACCAACCACATACACTGAGTCGTATCCCTCGTTTGTTGGTCTTTCTCTTTAGTTATAGCCAAGAGTTTGTGCACCTCCTCCTCAAGGCTCTTATCCACGAAGGTGTACCCTGAATTGACAATCGCCTTTAGCTCGTTAAGTAGCGGGTTGTTTTCCTCTGGACTTGTTCTGCGTTGATAATCAGTAACCTTTGACCATGCGTGTTGCACCTGTTTG